CAAAAAGCCCATCCATAAATAATTTGTTAAAATACAGAGGATTTCCATCCTTCCGTTTCCATTCATACCATGGTTCTGTCGCCGCACTAATAAACTTCGTCTTCTTTTCATAATTTACACCATTTACTTTTATAACAACTAACAAAATAGTGCCACTGGGAATGTTCGTTTGCGTAAGGTCAAATTCTGGATTATAAAGAACCTCGCAACATGCGGCACTAAAACCTTCTTTCTTCCCATTGCAACAAGACTCACAATTTAAGTATTTTGTCACTGGTCCTACGTACGTGACCAATGGATTTTTGCTTTTGATGATGTGATGTATTCTTTTGTAATTTGCCGACATTGGTTTGTCCATCAAGATTACCGTATTTTCTGTCCAAGTATCATTGAACCGTTTTTCTTTCGGCGCTTCCTTCAGCTTACCCATTACTTGCCACAGTCTTTCCATCATTTTGAATTGTGGATTGTTTTGGATTGTTTTGGAATATTGATTATTGTTGAAATAGGTTTCAATTTTTTCTTACTTGTGTATATTTACACCTTTGCACATTTAAAACGCCCATTTTAGAGGACAAAAAAATATGCAAAAATGTAAAATCAATAGTAGGAATTTCAATAAAGTATCCAGAATATCATTTTGATTTTAAATTAATTCAATACAATAATTTTGATAGCGGAATAGAAAGCATTTATAAGTTAGTAATAACAAATGTTTTATAATATCAACCAAATGGTAAAACACGACCACCACGCTTTCCTTCCTCTATCACTAATCCATCATCCAGTGTGTTATTCCAGAACTTACCCAAATGCATTATTTTTCCGCATTTGTAAGTATATCTTCCTTCCACCATGTTGGGTTTGCCGGCAGAATCCTGGTAATATTTCCCTATGAAAATTGACCCATCTTCATGACAAATTTTTCCGCAAAGATATCCCTTCTCTATTTCTTCTAGAGTGATTTCAAATTTACCGGTATAAGATAGAGACCCACCATCTCTAGCATACTTAAATATACGATGATTCGTAGACATTTTAATTTATTTACCTTACTTAAATACTTGAAAAAAGGGTTTCAATTTTTTTAGGAAATTTATTACACTTTTTCTCATTTCATAACTTGTGAAAACGCTCATTAGTTGTAACTTTAAATTTCGTACATTTTGCTTCAACATTTATTGGACTAGACGCCCATCGTGCCACTGCCATCCACCCCCAATGCTGATTCTTTTGGTGCTACTCCTGCTACTACTGGTGTTGGTGCCATTTGAAAATTACCTATATACACTGATCTGTAATCAGGGATCTTCGTCGCTCGTTGCAAGAGACTCTTGGTTCCACTATCCTTCACATCCGGTTGTACTACCGCTACTGGTGCTGTTGCCATTTTAAAATTACCTATATACGCTGGTCTGCAATCAAGATTCGGTCTCATTTTGTCTATTGTTTGCATAATGAGTATGCTCATTATTCATTTCAATTTTTTCGTAAATAGACGTGTGAAAAATTCTGCATATTATATATTTTTTGTTATTATTAACTTGTAAATACTTGCCAACCCAGAATCATATTTATTATATTGAAGTTGTTTAAAATTAAAATGATATTCTGGATATTTCAAAGACATACCATTTTTACAATTAATGTAAGCATTATTAAAACTAGACAAACGAGGATAGCCCATAGGATTTGCTCCAATATCTCCTGCTACATAGCATTCTTCATTTATATTATAATTATGCGGACCTATCTGCATAATTATACAATGTTTTTAATTTTAAATGGTTTTTGTTTGTTATTTTAACCTATTTATAAACTTATTTGGATTTCCAATCATTTTACCGTTGGTGTGTGATTTCTTTGCAAAATAACTGTTCCAGAATTTTCGCGTGTTGTAAAAATCTGCCTTGTGAGCTCCAGACCACTTGCTTTTTCCACAGAAGTTTTTATTATTATTTGCTCCCATGGTAAACCAATTTGTGTTTGATTTTCTTAACACGCATTCACAAATTGCCTTTTTGGAATTCTTGGGATCAATTACACATTTGTGGTTCAAGCAATCAGACCACTCGTATTTCTTAGGGCATTCTGTGATTCTTTTACCATCGTTCATCTCATTAATGGAAAAGGTAGAGTAAATGCGACGTGTTCCTGTCTTGGTTTTATGCGCCTTTAATTTGCTGCAAGACTTGGTCGCAAAATTGTAGCCGTTTTCTACTGTGCATTTGCAACTGGTTTTACCAGGCTTATTCTTTATTGTTTTGCAAGGAGCAGAAGTGCACAATGCATACCGACTTTTACAAATTGTTAAATTTTTTGTTTGTTTTTTATTCTTTCTTGTCTTGTGCATATTATATTATTGTATTATTTTATTTTTCATAATACAATAATTTTGTTTTTTTGTTTTGATTTGTTTTGTTTTGATTTGTTTTGATTTGATTTGATTTGATTTGATTTGCTCCACTTTTTTAAAGTGGAATTAGATATTAAACGCATAATAATCGCTCTTAACGCTTCTCGTTTCAAATGACAAAGCAGGATTTTGTGGAGGAGGTTCTGGGACATAAACTGGAATGTATCTCAACTTTTCAGGTTTCAAGCAAAAAGCATATCCACATTTATCAAAGAACGCATTATTCTCCTGTAAATTTATGTCATTCTTCTGATACATCATTCCAATCATCTGGCAACCAGTTTCCCTGCAAACAATGGCGCTTGGATTTGGCGGATCAGCGCCAATATCCGGCATTGAAATGCTCATATTTTGCTTATTATAATCTTGTAGTTCAACTAAATCAGGCGTGTTCTTCACATCATAATAATGCAACGCGCGCATAAATATAGAATTGCTCGTCACGTTCACATATTCATAAAAATCTTCAGTGTCCATAAACGAATTATTTGACTTGTCAACAATAACAACTATTTTTCCTGCCAAATCTAGCAATTTTGAGTTACCAAAATTTTTTCCATTTTGCTCAAAGCTTGAAGCAGGTCCCAAAAAGAATGAATCGTAACTTTTAAATAAATTAGCCAAGTTTTGATACATTTTTTGGTTTGCGCTCTTAAATCTAAAGTGAATAATTATTGGGTCCTGTGGATTTGGTGCACCACTTGAAGCAAATGCATAGTTTGTAACTATATTCATCACGTCAGAAAATGCGACAACGTTATAAGTTTCCTTAATATGATTATTGTCAACCGTGGATGTGGCAACTACTGGTTGGTCATCTATTGAGAATATTTCAAAATCCAAACCACGAACGCCTTGCTTTAAAACGTCTTTTAATGCACACGTTGAAACGTAATCATTTTTAAATGTCCCAGGGCTGCAGCAATTGTATGAAGTTTTAATATAATAATCTTTCAAAGTATAACCGCAATTTGGGTCGCTTGAGTTTAATGACTTTATTGAACCATTCAACGCGGAAAACAGATTGCTCATGCTGCTACACTCGCGACTCGCCAAATTTCTCATGTAAAAATAATACCACAAAGCGGCAATAACAACAATTATAATCATGCTTAATAACATATAAGCAGCATAATTCTCCTTAAGATTTGCCATCATATTCATCATTTTATTCGTAGTATCCATTGTCCTACTATATTATAATACTAATTTTAAAATATAATAATATTAATCAAAAAAGTTAAATATAAATTATTTATATAGTATATCTAAAAGATGGCTGGTGGATTAATGCAATTAGTCAGTGAAGGACAACAAAATATCATATTAAATGGCAACCCTTCAAAAACTTTTTTTAAAGCAACCTATGCGCGTTATACAAACTTTGGAATGCAGAAATTTCGCGTTGATTTTGAAGGTGCCAAAACACTCCGTTTAGCAGAAGAATCTAATTTTACTTTTAAAATACCACGATATGCTGACCTTTTAATGGATTGTTATTTAAGCGTAACTTTGCCAAATATTTGGAGTCCTATTATGCCTCCAAACACAGACCAAGAATCTGAGCTTTATAACAGCGGAAAATGGGTTCCGTACGAGTTCAGATGGATTGAATCATTGGGGGCAATGATGATATCTCGCATTACTATTACTTGTGGAAATCAAACCTTGCAAGAATTTTCAGGCGAATATTTGAAACTTATGATTGAACGTGACTTGACCGGAACAAAAGTGTTTTTATTTAATGACATGATTGGCAATACTGCATCATTAAATGACCCAGCAAACTCTGGAGCGCGCGTTAATTCTTACCCAAACGCATATTATAATCCTACCGGAGCAGGACCGTCTATTAGTGGAAGAACACTTTACATTCCTTTAAATAGTTGGTTCAATTTCAAATCTCAAATGGCGTTTCCTTTAATTTCGTTGCAATACAATGAATTGCAAGTTAATGTTACTATGCGCCCAATACAAGAACTATTTCGCATTCGCGATGTCTTTGATGGAGCAAATAATTATCCTTATATTGCACCCAATTTTAATTTATGGTACATGCAATTTTATAGATTTTTGCAAACCCCTCCTGACGTTGAGCTTGGAATAAATTCTTACGTAGATACGCGAACAATATGGGACGCTGACATTCACTTGAATTGCACTTATTGTTTTTTATCCAATGAAGAGTCTAGATTATTTGCTCTTCAGGAACAAACATACTTATTTAAACAAGTAAGACAGCAAATATTTTACAATGTAACTGGTCCAAATAAAGTTCAATTGGACTCAAATGGAATGGTTTCTAGCATGATATTTTTATTCAAAAGAAGTGACGTTAACTTGCGCAATGAGTGGACAAATTATTCCAATTGGCCATACAATTACTTACCATACGATGTAGTCCCTGCACCAACAACTGGAACGTATCAAATTACTAGAACAAATCCAGATGGTTCCACAACAGTTGTTGATATTGGTCCTGGTGTAAATCCAAACGGTCAGTTAACTGGATGGTTTATTACCGGAGGATCGCATGGTGCCAATGCTAGTGGAATTTTAGTTAATATGGCAATATTATTAGACGGATCGTACAGAGAAAATTCACAACCTGTTGGTGTTTACAACTATATAGAAAAATGGGTTAGAACTGGTGGATATGCAAACAGTGGCATTTATTGCTATAATTATTGTTTGACTAATGGACCAATGGATTTGCAGCCATCTGGAGCAATTAATATGAGTCGTTTTACTACTATTGAGCTTGAGTTCAATACAATTATACCTACGTTGGATCCATATGCGCAGTCATTGGCAATTTGTGATCCCCAAACTGGAAATATTATTGGTATAAATAAGCCCACTTGGAGAATTTATGATTATAATTTTGATCTTTTTGTATATGAAGAAAGACTAAACGTTGTTTCGTTTATTGGCGGCAATTGTGGGCTTATGTATGCAACGTAATTCACCTGTTTATTCT